AATGCATAATACTCAGCGTTTGCTTGTGCTTTAGCTAAAAGATAATCTATCTCTGCTTTAGATGGGGCTATACCTTGCTCTGATTGCTGTTTAACACTACCATTAGATTTAAATTGAATAGAACTAAATGGAATGTATTCAACACAAGCATACCATATTAGAGTATTTTTAATCTGGTCATCTAATAGGTCTTGATAAAATTCAGATAAAGCTGATACCGTATTTGCTACAATTTGTTCTTGTAGATAATCAAATAGAACAGTACCTAATAAATTCTTTAAGTATTTATCTTGTGCAGTTCTACAAAATGGTAAAAGAGCATCTGCATCAATTGCACCCTGTAATGGGGTATTTTTGATTATATCGTTTCGGTTTATAAAAAGTGCGTATGCCATAATTAATCTTTATATGTTTCGTATTCTTGGTTGAAAAAGGGTTGAGTAGTTCTTACTAATGTAAATTCTTCTGCTGATAGGTTATCCTTTGTTGGAGGTATTGCTTCCTGTACACTTGCATCTGCTGAATCTTCAGTAGTTGCAGGATTTTCCATTTCCTTATTTGTTGTATCTGCTACTTCAGCAATTGTCTTATCAGTATCTTCTGCCTGTTGAGAAAGAATTGCTAATGGAGTTAATTGGTCAAAGTATAATTGTGTATCATCCCATCCACCATCAGTTAGAGCCATATCTAATGTATTTAAGATAAGGTTTTGGAATGGTGATATAGTCATTGTTTGCATAATACTAAATGCTGTCATCATCTCTTCTGATTGAGAACTAAAACCATTGTTAGAAGTTCTGATACCAAATAATAATGGTGAGGTAATTCTATGAGCAACCAGTATTCTATCTTGCGTATATTCTGCAACGTATTGATATTTTTCATGTAAGTTATCGATTTGAATTATATCAATTGTAGGTTTAGTAGCAGGGTCATCGTTGAATGATAACATAAAACGACCTGCGTTATCCGTACCTGTAAACTTAGCTTGAAGTAAATCTTCTATTGTTTGTCTTTCTTCAGGCGCTGGAACTCCATTGTTGAAGTTTAACATTACTGCCGGTAAGAAACCATTTGTAATATTGTTTAAGTGTAGGTTACTTATTTCACCTTCTGCTATTGAATACTGCATTGCAGATACCCAATCAGGTAAACTATAATAGTATAAGCCTGGAAAGTAATTCTTAATGTATAGTATCTCCATCTTTTCGTTAGATGTTCCAAATGCAGGTACTTTCTTTTTATCTCTTATCTTTCTTTGGTCTAACCAATCAGTACAATAGTAATAATTTTGAATCTTTGGTTCACCATATAGCTTTTCAGCACGAAGTGTGTGAATAGGAATATGATACATCTTTTTAATCTTTGTATGCGTATCATCCCAATATACTTGGTATGCTGCATTACCATACAACTTTAAATCAAATGCTACTCTCTTTGTTTCTTCCTGTGGAATTAACTTTTGTAGTATTTCATTAAATACTTCATTTTTAGAATACAATCCTTTACCAAATACTAAATCAGATATACCTTCAACACACGCTGATGTAGTTGTAGATACATTCCATGCAGCAGTTACTGCACTAAAAAAATCATCATGTCCATAAACACCGAATGGCACCCATGCGTGTCTTGTTCTAGTATCTTCTGAAATAATTGGAAGAGAGTTGTTTTGTGTATTTACAATTCCAAAATGTTGTATTTGTTTCATATTATTGTAATATTATATATCTGTTTTCACTTTGATGTGATACCTCATTACCATCTAATGGTATTTGGTTTTCGTATATTGCTGTATTTGTTGATTGAGAATGGTAGACTTGTATTGAACCATTCCAAATTGGGTCTAAATTGCCTGAACAAAAGATTTGAGCTCTATATTGAGAACCTACAATAGCACCACTTATACTCATACTTGCTGAAATATAACTTTCGTATGGTTCATAGGTTGTACCACTTAATGAAGCAGTAAGATTTTCTAATGTGTACATATCTTGCAAACTAACAGTCAGTTGTGCTGATGATGTAGGTTGTACACGAATCACATATTGGTTAGATTGACTAATATAGTAGGACAGCATTATCTTGTATTTAGATTGTTGTTATCTATTATTAACACCAATATATGGTATTATAGTTAAATAAAAAAAGGGATAACTTGCGTTACCCCCTTAATATCTTTTAATTCTATATACTAATTAACTGTATACGATAGTTGAACCATTTAAACTTCCTGTTGGAATTGCGGTTACTGTATTTGAGCCAGAAATAAAGTTTGCTGGGAATTGCTCTAAACCTGTTAAAGTTATCTGGTAACCGTACATATCCCCGAGCCCTGCTCCTGTCTGGATAGTACCACCGGTAACATCCATACCATTTTTAATACCTGCTACAAATGCATCTCCATTATTAGTCCAAACGATTACTTGTGGTCTACCATACGCCATTAATTTCAACTGCGTATGCATTTCGTTAGTCAATTTCTTCAAATTAAGAGTTAGCTCTTGGGAGAAAAAAGTTGTACCATTATCACGAGATGAATTAACAGTAGTAGTATATGAGCTATTTCCCTTTAATTGATAAAAGTAAAGAGATGAACTTAAAGGTAACGTGCTTACTAAACCTGCTGGTATAGCGTTATTAGCCGTATCATAAGCAGAGCCCGTAGTAAATCCAAAAGAGCCCGTAGTGTAGTTTATGAAATAAACTCCCTGCAGACCACCAATTGATTCCTTGCATTGCTCTTGCCTTCCTGTTGTTAAATTACATGCCATATCTATTTGATTTTAATCTTGTTTGTGATAAGTTGGTGGGGAACTTAATCCCCACCTTCTTAAATTATTTGTTATGCGTATGCTCCGTAGTAAACGATGTCAGAACCGATACCTATTTGTGTACCTGCCGTATATCTCATTACGATACGATAGTTTTGAGAACCATCAATGTTAGCCATATCTAATACTCTTACTTCGTTGTAATCTGATAAAAGGCCAGTTGCGAAGAATAAGTTAGATTTTTGAGCTCCGATGATTTTGTTGTTAGCCAAACCTGGACACATTACGATTTCAATACCTTGATAGTTGAATGGTTTTTCACCAACGTTCATTTGTGTGTTGAAACCTGATTGGTTTGCATTTCCACCTAATGCAGTTTGATAAGCTTTAGCTACGTTTGTTGAAACATAAATAACTAAATCATCTTTACCAAATACTGCGTTTGGAATTGTGTTGTAAACATTACCAATTTTGTTGATTACGTTTGCTGATGTTACTGAACCTGAATCGGCTACTGAACCGGTTAATGCTGGTAATACTGCTCCTGCTCCACCTGCTGCAATTGAAGCAGAAAGTAAGTTTTGGAATCCACCGAACTCACCATTGGTTGCGGTAGTACCTTGCCAAATTGAAGTTTCAGTTGCTGATGCAACCTGTGCACCTACGTAAGAAATTAAGTAATCATTGAATGTCTTTGGAATTTCATCGAAGGCTGAATATCCTAATTGTAATGCCTGCCAAGAAGCTACAAAGTTTTGCTTACATAAAGAAAGGTTAACTTGTAATTCTTTTGGAGTGATAACCGCTTCTGTTAAAGTTACAGAACCCGAAGTTACGAATTCGCAAGAAGCATCTTGTACGATACCTGAAGTAGCAACCTTTTGGATTACTTCTTTGTATTTTACGTTAGGCATGATAGTTACTAACTTCTTGTCTAATGTGTTTGCTGACAATAAAGCTGCTGCTATATATTGTCCTGCAAATTCTCCTGAATACGATGTAGCCGTAATTGTTGGTTCAGCGAACTTTTGGAGTCTTTTGTTTGATAAATTGTTCATTTTCTAATTTTTTTAAATGATTTTAAAATATTTTATTATCTGTATAATTTTGATAATACAGAGTTTTGCATTGATTTTTCTTTTTGACCAAAGTTCTTACTATTAATTTCAATTGCTGCTAAATTAACATCAACTGGAGCTCCATCTAATTTTGGTAATTCTTCTTCCTCTTCTTCATCATCAGGCTCTGCAGCCATTTCTAATGATGGGTTAGGTGATAAAGAACTTACTTCTGCTCCTTCTGATGGATATGCTGAATCAAACTTTTGTTTCATTTCTTCTAGCTTCTTCTCCATCTCTTCAATTCTGTATTGTAGTTCCGTTAAAGGGTCAGGTGAGCCAGGTAAAGCTTCAACTTCTACCGTTTCTTCATCTGCCATTTTGATATCATCTTCTTCTTTGATATCGGCTTCTTTATCAACTACTTCTTCTTTTGGTTTATCTTCTAACTCAACATTTTCTCTCTCTACAATTTTACCATCTTTAGTAACAACTTTAATTAAGTTCTCATTACCTGATTCATCTTTAAGAGATAATTCATGTTCTCCGTCTGGAGCTGGAGTTTTAGTTCCATCTTCTGAAACTATTTCTAATGGTTCGCCTACATCAAAAGTAGGAGATTCAACGATTGTTCCGTCTTTTA